GCTGTTCCTTCAGAAGATCGTTTTCTATCGCTTCGTCTTTTTGTTTTGTAAGGTTATCAAAATATTCCTTACGCGATTGAACGAGTTCTGTCGATATCCTAGCCAGCAATAGGCCACCAACTCCGATTACTCCCTTGTATTTACCGTCTTGAATGGTTGGATAATCTACATCTGGATATTGGTCAGCTCTCACTAATTCATATCCTGATCTTAATTTACCTGACATGTTTTTTGTATCATCAAAACCCATAGTCTCGGCTCTTATCCACCTGTGATGATATCCATCCGGCGCAGGGGGTGCATCTAAAGATGACGGGGGAGTCCAAACAGTTTTTTTAGCTGTCTTAACTCTTGTTTGACTCGCACGGGAAGTTTTTATTTTATCTGTACTCATATGCTTATGCCTCCTCTGTGATTTTTAGTTGTTTCGCATACTCTTCTAATGGCACTCCTAATTTTTTAGCAATTGCTACTTGTGATGAAGTGAGTCTCACTGTTTTGCGACCTGGTTTTACACTCCGCGTAGCTGACGCTACAGTTTGAGTAGGTTTAGTCGTTTCCTTTGGTTCAGTTTTAACAAATTTATGAGGGAAGTCAAGCCTCATACGCTTATCTACCTCTGCATAATATTCGTCAGTATTAGGGTCAAATCCTTCTTCTTCAGTTAATTTTTTATGTAAATCAAAAGCAGTATAAGTCATTGCACTATCTTGTCCAAACCAAGGATTTTTTTCTGCCCATTCTTCTGCTTTAGGGTCAGGTTTAGCTTGTTGAGGTGCAATAGCTTGATCTAATGTAGGAGTTTTAACTTCTGCAGGTTTAGCTGCAGCTTGTTTTTTTAAGTTAGCAACTCTTGCCTCTTCTACTCCTAGTTTTGCAATCATTTTTTGTGCTTCAACTTCAGCTGCTATATCTCCAGCTTCTCTTGCTTTTGCTAATTGAGATTGTGCTGCTTGAAGACCAGAAATAACTCTACCTTCCATAGCAGTTACGTAGTTTGGTTCAATCGTAGATAATTTAGTTTTTAAACTTTCTTGTTCTTCTTTGACACCTTTAGCATATTCTAAAGCAGCTTCTCTTTGTCTTTCTGCTTCACGCCATTTTTTAGTTAACTTAGCAATTCTTTTCTTAACACCTTCGCTATAATCTTCTAATTCTTCTTTTTTAGTTTCTTGTTTCTCGCTGCTTACTTCTTCTTTAGTTTCTTCAGTATTTGGTTTCTCAGTTGTTTCATCCGATTTAGTATCTTCTGTAACAGTTTCATTTTCGACCTCTACTTTCTCTTTTGGTTCTTCTAATTCAATCTCAGCACCGGGACCCGATGTATCGATGTCAACTAGATCTTGTTTGTTTTCTTCTGTTTCTGGCATAGTTATCTCCTTCTATGTTATATATTATGCAACACGGATTCTGGGTTTTCGATTGTGCCCAAAACCTCGTCGTCGTTTAATAGACGGACTTCACCGCCTTCAATAGGTAATCTTGATCCTGCATAACGAGCAAAAATTACCCAATCTCCTTTTTTACACCAAGCTCCTGTTGGAAATTTTTCTTTATCGTAATAAGCTAGTGGTCCTACTTTTAAAACATAGCCACAGTTTGTTGCGATTCTTAATTTCTCTAAAGACTCTTGTGCAATTAAAATACCACCCTTAGTTTTTTCCTTTGGTGTAAATGGCAACACAAGTAGTCGCCAGCCACTAGGTTCGGGCAGCTGTTCTTTTTGTTTTTGTATATTGTCTGGATTTAAAGGCTCGTTATCTTGTCCTAAATCTTTTGCTTTTTGGTATTTCTCTTGAAGTGCGTTCCTATGTTTTGGAACTTCCTTCGTTGATGTCGACGATGTTTCCTTCATTTTTTTGCTCCTTTTCTTCTAGCAGGTTAGAGATTTCCTGTAATATATATTGATATGTTCTCGCTTGTCCTAACATATACTGATATTTCTCCATGTTGTCAACACCACCGCTAATCATGGTGTCTCCAAGTCTTTGTAGATTGTCTCGCATTATTTTTTGTATCTTAGATACAAGCACTAATGGGTCCATCATAGCTTCGTTCCTTTCTCTGGTTCAAACTCATCTAACACTTCTAGTTTTTCTTTTGCATTAGCTATTTTGTTTATTTGTTTATCTACCTCTTCTAAATGTTGAGGATGTTCTCCTATACCAACACTATTTTCTAGATAAATATTTGCAGTGGCATCAGCCTCTGCAATCTCAGCCTCGTAACGAGCGCGGAGGGCCTCAAGTATTGCTCTTCTCATGCTTTTGCCTTTCTTATAGCGTCTTTACCTTTTTTAAATATAGAGGCGACTTCTCTTTTACCCATAACCTTTGCTCGTTGTTCTCCAACGGTTAGAATTTGAATTTTTCTAGCAAACGGTTTAGATATTTTTTTAACCTTCGCCACTGTTTTTCTCGCATCTGTTGGCGTTGCGAACTTGATCTTAACAGTGTCACGCGGGTTTTCATCAGTATAAAGTCGTCTATCACTTCCTTTAGGCTTTTTTCCCGTTCCTACTTTTGGATCCGCCATGTAGAACTCCTTTCAAAATTTTTGCTTGACCAGCATGTGCTTTAGATGCTTTTTTTAAAGCACCCATTACTTTTTTTATTTTAGCTTTTTCTTTTTTCATATTTCTCCTTCCAATATTTAGCTCTTTCTAATATTCTAATTCTATGATCTAGTTTGTCTAGTCCTAATATTTTTTTAAATAAATTTTTTAACATTTCCATCTTCTACGAGCCTGTCTTAATCTTGAATTAGGATCTTTCGCAGCTTTAGGAAACTTTTTCATTTGACCTGCGCTTCTTGCACAGAAAGATTTACGTCTCTTAGCAGCTTTAGATCCTGGTTTGACTTTGCCAGTGACCGCTGTTTTTAATTTAGACCCGGGGTTATCACGTCTGTATTTTGCAACTCCAGCTTTTGTCATACCTGCACCAGCTTTTGTTGGTCTAAAATATTTTTTAGTTTTAGGTGGCTGTTTGTCTGCTCTTCGCATTAGACCATCCCTTTGTAATACTTTCTTAAACTTGGATTTCCAATTGATTTTCCATCTACGTCTAATTTTATAAAGCTTCCCATGTAACCACCTTGTGCAGCTTTAGCTCTTTTAGCAAAAGTTTTTACATTTGTTGGTTTACCACCAACACCTTGAGCGACAGCTCTTTTTCTTTTAACTGCTGAACGTCTTTGTCCTTCAGACATAGATCTAGCTTTAGCTAATGGAACGCATTTTGGATATTTTCTTTTCGCATCTGCTTTTTGTTTTGAACGGCCACACTTTGAAAAAGAACCATCTTTCTTTTTACTTCCAATGTCCACCCATTTCTGTTTGAACCATTTATCTAAACCGTTCTTAGCCATGATTATTTATTTGGTCTTCGTGCTTTACCAAAACCTTTTATTTGTATACAGGCTTTACCACCCATACCAAGACCCTGTCTTCTTAATCTTTCAGTAGCCTCTGTGAGTCCGCCTCCAGCTCTGTATATTCTACCACCCATGGCAGCTGGTTTACGTCCTTTAAAATCTTTTCTCTTTACACCAGACGGATCTTTGATTTTACCAGCGCAAATTTTAGAAGCGTAAGCATTAGCATATGCTGAAGGATACACTTTAAATTTTCGCTTCGCTGCGGCTTTACCTCTAGGACATAGTTTAGTCATTATCTTTTCCTTGCTGTTTGTGCAGCTCTTCTAAAGTTAGCTGCAGTTGGTGAACCTTTGGCTCCTTTTTTTCTCATCTTTTCTCCAGAGCCAGCAGCGATTCTTCTTTTTTTAGCTGCAATGTTTGCGTATAAACCTGGGCCAGCCATTATACTTTTCCGCCTTTTTTCATAAAGCCCATTTTATTTCTAACTTTTTTAGGTAGTTTTGATAAGCCTTTTTGTGTTTTAGGATCTACAGGTTTTAAATTACCGTCTTTTAACATAGATCTTTTTTTCATCATTCCGCCACCCATTTTTTTTACTCTGCCACCCATTTTGTATCCTTTAGGTGTAACTTGTTTGTTGTATAGTCTATTTGCCATTATTTTTTTCCTCCTTTAAATATTTGCGTTCCCTTTATACCATAAATACTCGCAACGACAAGTATCCACAAATTTGTGAACCATGACGGCAGCTGTTGGAACTGTTCAAAGAACTCTTTTATCTTTGCAGACGCTGACGGATCGTCCGAGAAGACCCCGTACGCAATCACTAGTATCGGCAGCGTGAGAACGACCAATACGAATTCGTCTTTCCAGTCCGATTGTCGGGCCTCTAGCAATTTTCCCGAATATTCTAACTCTCCGGAGGCCATCTTTTCAGCATGTTTGGCTTGTGCGTTAGCCATCATCATTTGTGTTTCTTTTTTCTTCTTATAAATGTGCGAACCAGCGTTTACTGCAAGTTTTAATGCACCTAATATTGGAAATGCCATAAATTTACTCCTCTCCTCTAACAATTGATACTTGATCAGGTATTTTATCACTTGATGGTATAGTTTTACTTAAAATTGTTTTTTGAATTGATGTATCTGCACGTAATTTAGCTAATTCTTCGTTCTGTTCTCTCTTTTCATCTTGATTTTGGTCATTCATCATAGCTCTCATACGCTCTAAGTTTAATCTTTCCTCTCCTTCCTTCTCTTTTCTAGCATCATCTTTAGCTTTTAAGTCTAATTCTCTTGCTCTTAACGCTGCAACAGGGTCATTATCAAATTGAGAAGTTATTCTTTTTTCTTCTTTAGCAAAATCATCCATCATTTCTGATATTAAAACAGATTTTCTAGCTTCTATTTTCTCTGACAGCATTCTTACTTGTTGTTGTAGTTGTGGATTTTGCATTGCCATCTGTTGCATCTGTGCAAGTTGAGGTAATTCTTGTTTAAACTCTATTTCAATCTGTTCTTGTGCCATTAGACTAATGTGTTCTAAAATATTTTTTTGTATTGCAGCACCTATTGCAGGTGAATTCTTTACCATATTGGTTTCCATAAAATTTAAGTGTGCAGTAATGTGTGCTTGATGGTCTTGACCAGGAAATGCTTGAAAAGGTTTACCAGCTAATGCATCGATGTGCTCTAATGCAGGATCTTTTGGCACTGGTTGCTCTGGTCTTTTTAAAATTAAATCAATATCTTTTACCCCCAATGCCTCATACATATTCCGATACACTTCGTATTGATTATGTATTTGAGGGTTCGAGGCAGCCAGTTGCATCTCCGTCTGAGCTAAAGATATCCTTTGCGTCTGGCTGAAGATATTTGGATCTGCAACTGGTAAGATGTCAACACGATCATCAAAATCTACTTGTTTAATTTGATTTTGTCCACCGATGACATCATAGGGGTAAACTGGAGGTAAGTATGTTTTAAATACTCTAGCCAAAATTGTAAATTCTTTTTTCATCGCAGCGTACATTCTTTTATGGATCGCTGACATTACACGCGATCCTCTTTCCAACATAGCGACTGTCGTGCCCACTGCTGCTTGTTGGTTCCCGTCTCCTACCTGCAGGTCGGCAATAGATGCAAATCTTTGCCCTGCTTGTACCACGACACCCATAAGTTCTAATAAAGTGCTTGATGGTTCTTTAAACGGTAACGTCATAAATGCATCTTTTAAGTTTCCTCCAGGTGCATCAACATCCCTAAACTCACCAGGTTGAATAGATTGTGCCTCGTCTCTCATTTTGATACCACGCATCTTGAATCCAGCGGGTAAGTTAGACAAGGTTCCAGCGTCCAACAGTTGTCTTAATGCAGCTGTTGCTGTTCTAGATAATCCACCTATCATGTGAGTTAAACCAAAACCGTAAAAACCTAAACCAGGTAAAAATTTAAAATGTACAAAATAATTAATTTTATTTTTATTTATATCGTTTGCTTCAAAGTTTCTTCTAATAGACAATACTTTTCTTGTGCCCTCTTCAACAGTTACAATGTATGGAAGTTTAATTCCTGTTGGCTCTCCGTCTGATCCAACATCTTCAAAGCCCTCTAAGTCTAAAGTAACGTGACACTCTAAAAGTGTATACATTTTTTGATCACGTCCTTTTGAAGTTCCATCTAATTCTCTTTCAGCTTTTTCAGAACTAGTCTCTTCCATGTAAGCTGGGTTTATTTCTATGTCTCGATAAAATCCACCAACCTGTTGTTTTCTTAATTCGTTTTCTGTCATACGAACTCTGTGTATTACAGATTCACAATCATCTAATGAAGTTGCAGTATATGGCACAACGATGTCATCCGCTGGAACATATTTTGAAACAGCTCTTTTCATAATTTCATCGTAGTAAACTTTTTTAAATGCAGAACCTGCAAGTGGTAAATAAAATAACATTTGATCAAACTCTGCTTCGTACTCTGTCATCTCAGACATAATCTGATAGTTCATAAATTCTTTTACTCTTTGTGACTGAGCTTCTTTTTCAGATGTAGGCATTCCAACTATTTGAGTTCTAACTGGACCTTGCGCTGGTAATAATTCTTTATAAGCTAATGCTTGAAACTGGGTGACAGCTTCTGCTAACACTGGGTGAGTCGCGCCGCTCGCTCCTCGAAACGGCTCTGTTCTATCGTCGTAATTAAAACCTAACAGTTCTAATCCTGATGTATAAGTTTTCTCCCAGTCTTTTCTTGATGCTTTGTAGTCTGTATAGTTTTCATACATTTGACTTCCTAATGGATCTAAAACATCGTCAGGTAATAATTCTGCTAAATTAGAAAAATGATTAACGGTTCCTTCTATGTTTACTGCTGATGGATCAAAGTCTATATCTACACTTCCGTCTTCGTTCTGTTGAACTTCAACAGGTCCTTTTGTTTGTTGAGAAAGTTCTTTCTCTAACTCTACTTGAATCTCTTCCGCGCTAGGAATATTAACTTCTTTTCTCACCTCGTTGGGTAAGGCTTTGTCTATTTCTGCCATTTATTTCTCCAGTTTTACCGTCTTAACAGTATTGCTCTTAATATTCAAGCCTTGTGGATTGGGTCCTCTTTTTGGAGGTGGCCCTGATTTCTTGCCCCCCGCTCCTAGTGGTTTGTCTATTAATCCGCCTTTAGCAGCTTTTTTAATTTTTTGGTTTCTTCTAATTTCTTGTTTAAGATCATCTATTCTTCTTTTCATTTTGTCAGGGTCTTGCATGAAAGGCCCCATAAACATTTTAAAAAAATCTGGATTTAAATTTATTGTTTCTCCATCTAAATTAAACTTAACTGCTTTATCTGGGTTAGTCGAAAAGATAGATTTGTTATCAGCCATTAGTAATACGTCCTTTTAATTTTAGTAATTTTCTCTTCTTCATAATCTTCAGGGTGTGGTACCAACCCTCCCTGTCTAAATCGCATCACAGCTTGTGTCATACTATCGACCAAGTCATCATGATCACCATACGGAAAAGCTGCACACTCTTCAACCACCTCTTCTGCAAACTTTTCTTCAGGAGCCCATATCATACCAGATTCAAACAAAGGTGCAACTGCATTTACTCTGGCATGCTTATCGTTTCCTTTTGACGGGGTGTAGTTGACTACGGGTATACCCATATTCCTCAACTCGTAGGTTAGCGGCAGTCCACTAGCTTTTGCCTCAATCAATACTGTTTCAGGTTTCCAGTAATCATACTGTTCTTTTGCAACACGTCTTAGCTCTGGAAACTCGTATCTACCTTTTAATGCATCAACCAGTATTAACTGCTGCGGACTATCTTCATTCTCACGAAAGACACCCCACGTAGTTATAGCACTATAGTCGGCTGTTTCTTTTTTCATAAACGCAGTATCATAGGATTGTATAATATGTTCTAATAGTGGCATGTCTTCTTTCTCCCAAACGTTCCACCACTCACGTTTTATAATAGCACCTTCTTCTGATGTAGGGTTCTGCATCCACTGCGCATTCCATTTACCAATC